TCATCGAAACAGGCTCCCGCCGTCGAGGCCGCCATCGCCGGGCCTGACGCCCCCGATGATGAAGTCGTTTCCGGGGATGTGCGGGAAGCCGCGGAAGTTGATTCCATTGCCGAATTTGGCCTGGCAGGTGGCGAAACTCTTGTCGCAGCCGGGCGTCACGAGGAAGGTATCGCCCGCCTGGATCGTGGACGGCGGCGCCTGCCACAATTGCAGCGACGTCAGACCGCCCGCGGCCGCGTGGCGCTTCACCTCGGTGGCAAAGCCGAGATTGCCGCCGCTCGTGAAGACGAGGCGCCCGCCGGTGAAATGCCCGCCGGAAAAGGCAGCGAGTTCCGGCGCCGTCAGGCTGAGCCGGCCGTCGCTCGACGCCACGCCGGCTTCGACCGGCACGAGTGTCACGCCGCAGCGTGAGCCGCCGAGATCGGCCGCGCAGGAGCGCATGTAGAGCCGGCCGCGCTCCTCGTCGAAGGCCTTGGCGTGCCCCCTCACCTCCGCAGTGAAGGCTGCATCGCCGCGCCGGATCTCGCCGACGAAGCCGGTCTCCAGCAGCAGGCGCTGCGAGATGTCGGTCCAGTTCACCAGCCAGACTGTGACCCGCGCGTCATCGTACAGCCCGCGGGCGATGTCGGCCTCGTTCAGGCCGATCGCCGCCAGCGCGCCCGAGACGTCGCCGCCGCCGATCGCGAAACCGAGTTCGGATGCGCTCTCGGCCGCTTCCAGCCCCGTCGCGGCGGCAAAAACGATGCCGTCGAAGCTCAAGGGCCTGTCATGATCGGTGAAGCCGAGCACGGCGCCGTCGCGGCGCGTCAGGCTCCAGCAGCGGCACAGGGTCGTCGCGCCCTGGGCCAGATGGGTGGCCAGCGCCGCAGGAATCTCACGCATCGGAGCTGTCCTCGTCTCGCCTTACGGGATGATCTCGACGATCGGAATGCGCGGGATTTCGCCGGCCTCGAAGGCCGAGAGATCGACCTCGATGGCGTCGATGTCGAAGCGCACCGGCACATCGAAGAGAAAGCCCGCGCTCACGACCGCCCCCGGCCCCGGCACATGGCCCGGTGCGAAGGTGACGCGCCCGCTCGTGGCATCGCAGGCCCAATGGGCGGGATCAGCGCCAACGCCGTCGACCGCGATCAGCACCTCGCCGGGCGCGGGCTTGGTGATCTCCCGGCGATAGGTCGCGATGCCGGTGCCGTAATGCTTGCAGAGCTGGAAGCCCCCTGTGACGCCGTTTCCCGTGCCGATCTGCTGGTCGGTTGCGGCGGGCGCCTGCGAAGGCGGGCAGCTCTTGCCGTCGAGCCGGTCGCGCCAGCGGAAACCGTAGAGCCGGCCGCGCCTCTCCTCGAAGAAGGCGACGACGGCCGAAAGCGCATCGAGCGTGCGGATGCCGACACCGGCATCGTAGCGGCGGCGCGAATGGGCCCAGCGGCTGTTGCGGACCTCCCGGCCCGAGGCCAGCGTGACGATCTGGGTCAGGCGTTCGGGCCCGCCGCGCGCGCCCCGCGCGATATCGGTGGGAAAGCGGATCTCGTGGAAATCGGCCATGGATCGCGCTCCTCACAGCGCCCGGCTGCCGCGCGCCACGGCGCGCGCGATCGCCGCCGAAACCTGGGCCTCGGAGCGACGGAAACTCTCGGCATCGGGCGTCGCGACCTGCACGACGACATTGAGCGGGCGGCGCGCTTCGCTCCCGGACGAGCGCACGCCGAGCCGGCCATCCGCGCCGCGCGACAAAGGCAGGATCGCCTCCGCACCGCGCTCGCCCATCAGCCCGAGCCCGCGCCCGAGCGGGAAATAGGCGGGTGAGGCGATCACCCCGCCTTCGGCGAAGGGCGCGACCGGCACGGCCCCGCCGCCGCTCAAACCGCCCAGGCTCAGCCCGCCACCGAACAGTCCGGTCAGGCCCTTGATCCCGGTCCCGAGCAGTCCGGACAGGCTGGACTGCAAGGTCTTGAGCGCCGATTTCAGCAGGCTCTCGGTGATCGAGCGGCCGACGCTGCGCAGCACGTCCTCGAAGCGCTTGCCCTCAATGATGCCCTTGGCAAAGGCATTGGTGATCGATTTGCCGAAGCTCGCGGCCGATTTGTCGAGGCTCTGGGTCAACGAGCCGAGCGAGCGCATGTCGGAGAGGTGGGAGGACAGGTCAATGTCATCGTCGGCCATGAAGGGTCTCGCTTTCGAACGGGGGGTGAGCGCCACGTCAGGCGTCGGGATAAGCGGCCATCAGCGCCCGCAGTTCGGCCCGTTTGGGCGCGACGGCACCGTGGGAGGTTTGGTGAGCCCGCAGTGCGGCGCCGATTTCGCGCGGCGTCGCAGCCCAGAACACGGCCGGCGGCCAGCCGAGCCGGCCGAGCCCGAACGCCATGACCTCGCGCCAGGGAAAGGGCACGGCCGCCGCCGACGGGCTCACGCCGCCGGCGGCTGCGGAGGGCGCGGCGTGTTTTCAACCTCCGCTCGCGCCGCCGTAGCGGTGTCGTCCGCGCCGCCGAAGGTCGTGTCGAGCAAGACGATCACGGCCGTGATCGCGCCATTGAGCCCGCCGTCGAAGGCCAGGCTCGCGACCTGATCTTCGCTGACGCTGCTGCCGGCGCCGCGCAGGCCCGCGGTCAGAATTCGGATGATGTCGCGGGCCGAGAGCCTGCCGCCGGCGAAACGCTCACCCAGTTCGGGAAGGCTGTCGACGCTGAAGGCCTGTTCGAGTTCGGCCAGCGCGCCCAGCGTCAGCCGCATCGGCAGCGCCTCGCCATCGACCAGGAGTGCGGTCTCGCCGCGGTGGCGGTTGATCATGACCCGTCTCCTCACAATGCGACGAAGGCGAGCTGGCCGGCCGATTCCAGCGACAGGTCGAAGGTGACCTCGCCGGCATGGTCGCCGCGATATTCCAGGCTCGACAGCTGAAACGGGCCGGTGATGGTGCCAAAATCGGGCACGATCACCTGCCAGTCACGGATGGCGCCATCGAAGAAGATCTGGCGCACCAGCGCGTCGGACGCCTCGTCCTTGAAGATTCCCGCGCCGCTGATCGCGGCGCGCCGCATGCCCGCCCCCGCCAGCAATTCGCGCCAGCGACCGGCGGATTCCGAATGCGTCACATCCACCGTCTCGGCGTTGAACGCGATCTGTCGCGCCCGCAGCCCGGCCACCGTGACGAAGACCCCTCCTCCATCCGCCGCCTTGAGCAGCAGATCCTTGCCCTTCTGTGCCGACATGGCGGCTCTCCTTCGTGCTGTTTGTTTGAAATCAGAGGGCTTCGGTCACGGCGCGAAAGCGGACCGTCACGAAGGCAAGCCCGGTCGCGCCGTCCCGGGCCAGCCGGCTGGAGCGCCAGCGCAGATTGACCAGGCGGTGCCCGGAGAGCGTCAGCAACGCCTCGTCGAGCAGGGCGACGGCAAGGGCCGCGGCCTCCAGCGCCAACCGCGACGAGCCGCTCTCGCCCGCCCAAATGGTGAGGCCGACATCCTGCTCGCAGCCGCGGTCGCTGCCGGTCGACCAGTCGCGCGCCTCGACATCGCCATGGACGATGTAGACGCCGCGCGCGGCGCGGGGCGCCTCGTCATGGATGCGGCCGGGGCCGATCAGGGCGGCCAAATCGGCGTCGGCTTCGAGCCGCGCCTGGATTGCGGCGCGCACGCTGAGGATCGCGTCGCTCATGGCGAGATTTCCTCAACCAGGCAGATCAGGTGGCGGCGGCTGCCATCGGGGTCGGCAACCGCGCGAATGTCGAAGAGGCGGTCGCCGTCGCGCAGGCGCTGCCCGGCATCGACCCCGCTGCGCCAGCGCAGCGTGACGCGGTGGGTCGCGGCCTGTTCAGGCCGGCCCCGGCGCCAATGCTCGCCGCCCGAAAGCCATTCGAGCCGGGCCCAGAGCGCCGCGACAGTCTCAAAGGTCAGCGTCGCCCCGCCGAGGCCGTCGGGCGTCGCCACGGGTGCCTCGAGCGTGAGCCGGCGCCGCAGCGCGCCGATGGGTGCCTGCTCAAGATCCGAAGTCGCCATGGCTTACAACCTCGCGCGGCGAAATGGCGCGATCAGCGCCAGGATCTCTGGCGGGAGCGCCTCGGCATCACGGCCGACGACATCACCGCGCCGCTCGAACCAGCGCGCCGCCAGCCGCAGCACCGCCTGCCGCAGCAGGACCGGCACAGCGGTCGCCGTCGCGCCAAAACCAGCGACGACGTCGATCTCGATCGCGCTCCGGTCCCGGCCGATTTCGGGCACTTCGGCGACGATGCGCAGCATCGGCGGGTCGGCCTGCCCATCGAGTTGCAGAGCGGTGGTGGCGACAGGCTGCGCCGCGCCCAGCGCGTCATAGACGCGCGCCGCCGTCAGCGCGCTTACTGGCGAAAGCGGCAAGCGGATCTCGCCGCTGTCGGGCCAGCGGTCGATGACGATGCGCCAGGCCTGGTCGACGAGAAGGCGGCCCGACGCCGCCTCGACCATCAGCCGCGCAGCCGTGATCAACGTGCCGAGCAGATCGTCCTCATCGGTCTGGTCAAGGCGCAGGAAGGCCCGGGCTTCGGCCAGCGAAACCGGCTCCTGGGCCGGCGGGGTCAGGGCAAGCGGCGTCAT